TGTATCAACACTCCAATTGGTGTGCTGTGTCCACCATATTGAGGATGTGAATATAACCATTCTTCATCCTCTCTTTGTTCGTTAAAAAGATTCATCATCTTTTTTAACTGTCTGGCACTTGCTAGTGGATGTTTATACACCCTAGCAACATAATCGTCTAGTGCCAAAATTTCTCCTGTCCAATCAACTATATCTATTCGTTGTTGTGACCAATATTTCTTACTCCAGGGGCATACGCCAACTATTGAAGCAAAGTATTCAGTCCAATTAACCTCTTCGACCGCCTCTTTTGCCACCTTTTTTGCCGCCTCTTTTGCCGCCCTTTTTCTTGTCTTTATGTTTTCTACCTTTATGCATCGTCAGTTCCTCCATTAAAAAATCCTTGTATTTCAGGATGTAATTCAAGTATTTGTTCTGTAGTATAACCTTGTTCTACCATTTCCTTCATATGTTCTATCATTTGTGTTGGTGAAGTCATTGGTTTATGTTGTGTGGTTGTATCTAGATTCACTTGTTGTTCTTGTTGTGCTTCGATAACTCGTTCTAATGTGTCTTCATCTTTGATCAATGCTTTAGCCAACATAATATCAATTTCTTTTAACAACTGTTCATTTGATGGATTAGTTTCTTTTGCTAATTTAAGTAGTGCAACTGTGTTTTCTTTATCATGTATATTGAAACTATCTGGATAATCAATAACACCATCGAAAACTTTACCTTGCCACATAGCCCACAATCTCCAAATGTGTTCTTCAGCAAGTTCTAAGTTGTCTGCTTTTTGTGATAATCTCGCATTAAGTAATTCTCTTTCTGTTTGCATAGCAATTCCAGATAATTGACGAGACACCGTTGATCTTACCCCGCCCATATTAGCCATTCTGTTTATTGAGTCAGTTTTTTCATTGATAGAAGATATAATATGATTGATACCACTACCACTTGGCTCTAACAAGTATGGTTTCAAGGCGGGCTCTAAATCATCCGGTAAGTCTATAACCGAGCCTGCACCAGCAGATGCTTGTGTGGAAGATGTTTTACATAAACTTGGATGATTAGAAATCCTCACTAGTTGTTCTAATTCACTTAATTCATTATATATTGCTCTTTGCATATCAGCAATATCTGAAATATCTGAAATACCAAAACCTTTTGTTTGGCTTCTACCTGCATACACTGGAACACAAGGAACAACACCAATTGGATTTGGTATTACATCAACGATGTTTGCTTTTTTATCTTTTGATGTTCTTGTGAATATTGTAGTTTCTGTTGCAGTAATAGTTCTGTAGTATGCCGCATCTTCATCAATACCATCTAATAGTGTTAATGATGCTAATGCATATACCCCATTTGACTTTCTCATATATTTCCAGTCAATTACATTTTCCGGAGTTATTATTGAGACATAGGGTCTAATTTCTTGTGATAATTCTTCTGCTCTAGTAGACACCTGTGTAGTGGGTTTGTCAATCATTACCCATACATGACCATAAACTGCTGAATATGTAGCACAATCTCTCATAAAAGCATCAAAGCTTCTACCATCTAAATCAGCATCTGCTAAAAATGGATCTAATGCTGGATCATTACCTACCTGTGTGCCGTAATCTCTTTTGGGTGGTGTTCTAAATAAAAAACTGTTGTATGTTTCTACTACACTTTTACAGTGATTATCTAATGGTGTGGCTTTTATTCTGTTATCGTATTCTTCGCCACTTTCTAAGACATATTTTACCAAATATTGTCCCGATCTAAAATCATTGCCTCCGTTGAATGAGTCAGAATAGTAAGTCCATCTCTTAATGTTCTTTCTCCATTCCGGGTGAACTGGTAGTCCAAGATACTCTAATCTATATTCAACATCAAAAGCATCATATATTGTTGCCATGCTGTTTCCTCTAATTAACTTTCATTGTCCAGGTAGTTGGTGCATTTGTATTTATACTGTTTCGTGTTACAGGATACATATACTCCACCATATAACCTAGTGCATCGTTCATATGCGATAAGTTTTCATTGTTGTCTGGTATTGATGTTCCTTCTTTGTATATTTGCCTTGATAAACTTCTAATCACTGCTTTACAATTTGGTGCAATCCATAATTTCTGTCGGCCATCAGCTGATTTTAGTGCTGAATTGACAGCATTTATTCTATCTCTAACAGCAGGGTGTCTTGGCCTTGTTAATGTTCTAAATCCTGCATTTACAAGAATTGAAAGATCTGTGCGACCTGCCGCCGAGGTTTTTCTTTGCCTACTTGCTGGATCTGGATATATGGTAATACCTTTATCGGGGTATCTAGACTTTATTTCTTGAACCATTTCATCTGTATTTGATCCGTGTATTGTTATTTCATCTATGATCACAAGTCCTTGTTCTGTCTTTACTGCCACACAAGCACTCATAGGGTCTATGTTAAAGTCCATTCCAATATATAAATGTTTTGCCTCTTTTAAGACGGTTATATCCTCTTTATATACAGAGTCTTGTGAGTAGTTATAGTATATGGTGCCTGAAAATGTTTCAAATGATGCTTCATATTCTTGTCTAAATGTTCTTTCATCTAAATCATTTCGTGCTTGATGTATTTCTTCTTCAGGAACTTGTCCGCCTTCAATTGTAGTATATTGAAAACTTTCCCAATTGTCAATATCTATTTTTGAATGTTGAAATATATCATACGCCCAGTTACCTATACCTTTTGGTGTTCCACAAAATAGTGCTGATCCACCTGTATCTGATAGTGTGGGTCTTAAAACTTCATACCAAGCCTTTTGATCTATATCTGAAAATTCATCTAATACTACAAAGTTTAATCCAACACCCCTCATTGAGTCTTCATTGTCTGCACCTCTTAAACTAATCAATGAATTATTTACAAGACGAATTGAAAGATCACTTTCATTTATTCTTTTGATCCATTTTAGTTCTCTTAATCTGTTTTTCAATTGATCCCAAACTATTTGTTTGGCCATTCTGTATGATGGTGCTACATAAAATACCTTGCGACTGGGCTGACTTGCCGCCTTGCATAGTTCTCGTATAGCTAGGTGTGTTTTACCAAACCTACGACCACTTACAAGGACTCTAAATCTTTTGTTGGAATTTGCTATGTTTTTCTGTGCTGATGATAATGGCATTATGATTATTTATCGTGATAAAAGTGGGGGTAGATTAAACACAATAAACTACCCCCGAAACCAATCTCCGACGATTGGTTCCAATTGCAATTTTATAATAAACTCGAGGGCGTTAAGCCCCCGAGAACCATTATAAGGATACAGTATCTAACCACGGAGTTAATGCAGTGATACTGCAATCAGAGAAGTGTTACATCGCAGATTATAAAACTTTCTCTAATTCTTTTTTAGATGAATCATGTGAAGTGTCTTCACACAGTTTATCCCAATCTTGTTGTGTTGGCCAGTATATGGTTTGAACACCATTTTTTTGCCACATAAATCTTTCATATGATTTTGATAAATCTATTTCATATGTGTATGAAATTGCTATTTCACCAAGTTCAAATAATTCTAACTGTTTCATTATATTGTATTTCTTTTCCTAACTTTTTGTTCTTTAAATAATCTTCTAAATGTTGTTTTTATACTATACAATTCTTTTGATAATTTTTTATATTGTTGACGGTGATAACTTGTATCCCCTGTTCTTATTCTATTACACACCATCTTAATAAATCTTATTTGTAATTCTTCCGGTGCCATATTAAAACATTCTTCGGCTAACGATGGTCTATTAACTGCTATACTATGCCAGCTGGGTTTATCTTTTGCTGTATTAATACATCTGTTTAGCGATGATACTTTAACTCCTTTTAGATTCGGTCCTCTTGCATCAAATAAGTGACATAATACAATTCTTTTTAAGTATGGTTCGTTTAATGTGTCTAAAATAAAATGATGTTTATGCTTATTCCATATATGGTCAAAATCTAATATTGTTTGTTTGTCCTGTTCAGGATGTTGTCTAGTTTCTATGACGCCTTGTTTAAACCATTCATTATTAAAAAATTCTTTACCATAAAAATCTAAATCGGCTTTGCTTATAGCATCCATCCTATGCCTCCTATTCAAATAAATTGTTAAAAGGTGAATCTTCATCTAGATCATCTTGATCATCCCAATAACAACCATTTGGGAATACATCAGCATCATAACAATGATCATTCTTCAATTGAAGACCTACTAATCGTAATCCAATTGATTCACTAGTATATTCAATGAACATACTCCATTTGCTTCTGTAATTGTAATTTTCTGGATCAACATATATTCTTTTACCATTGTTCATAATAATCTCATGATATATGCTACCATTACCTATTCTACTAGATTTGTTTTTGTTTATTCTAACTATAAACGGATCGTTTGTGTTTTTCATTTAACTCCTTTGTGTTTTTATTATAATACTATAATAGCATGAATTATCGAATGTGTCAATCGAAAAGATTCTGTCCTATTTGTATCGTGATGAAGCTTCACGATTTTCACGGTGTTATATCTTCACAATTTGATATTCATCAGTATTAAACAATTGATTCAATTTATCACATTGTGTTTTGGCCGACTTATATGTGTTAAAAAATGGCCTTTTGTATTTTCTTGGACTAGTTGGATTCCCTTTTTCATTGTATTCGGGAAAGTCAGGTTCGGTGCATATGATCACATATTCACCTTGATATTTTATAGCATACATATGGCTACTGGTCATAGTGGTCATATGATGTGCATTATAAGGATTGTTATGTTGATGTATTTTTTTATAAGCAAAAGGTCTAGCCATTGTTGTTTTCCTCAAATAGGTCATTGTATGTATTACCTGTTTCTTGAGGCTTGTTCCAACCTTCTATTCTCTTCTTGGCTATCTCACAATAGTTAGCATCAAGGTCTATTCCAATAAATTCGTGTCCAAGTTCAACTGCCGCCATTCCTGTTGATCCTGATCCGCAAAATGGATCTAACACTTTTGAGTTAGGTGGTGTCACTAACTTGATCAAATACTTCATTAGTTCAACAGGCTTCACGGTTGGGTGATTGTTGCCCACTTGTATTTGACTGGCTCTGTGATGATTCATTTTGCCATCCGGGCCTATCAAACCTCCATCTGCTTTGCCTTGATTTACTACATCGATGTGTGCCAGAGGGTCTTGTAGTTTTTGATAAACTGCCGCAAATCTTTCTCCATTTTGATAACAACCTTTTACATCACCAAATGGTGCTGGTATGTGTGCTAGAGGGTCTTTTTTGGTTCTTTCTTTTTCAACTCTTGCTTCATATCTTGTGCCACATTTTCCTCTTTCATCTTGTTCATACATACCACTTGGATTGCTTGGAATGTGTGCGAGGGGGTCTTTGTTTTTCTGTCCATTTTTACCGTGCCAGTGTTCTGTTGCCCATTCGCCATCTGTGCCTAAAAAGCCACCGTCTGATGTTGGAATATGTGAAAGGGGGTCTTTGTTTTTTCTTATCTTTTCAACTTCGTGTTTAAGTCCGTGAACATATATTTTACCAACATCTGGCAACCATATCATATTACCACCATCAGTTTTATTACCATTTTCATCACAGAAATAACCACCAACTGATGCTACCATATCACCAACTGTTTCAGTTTGTTCAAATCCTGTATGTCTTTCTCGCCTTGACACTTTAGGACAATAAAAATACTTTTGATAACCTTCTGCCACTTCACCAATAACATTTGATGGGAAACGGCCTTGTTCGTCGGGTATAAACATTTTTCTATTTTTAACTCCACCTTCTACTTTATAATCAATCTGTTGTTCGGGGTCATATGGGCGATATTCTGGACATTGGGCGAAATGAGCAGATTTAACATCTTTAGCATTAACATAAGGAATCCTTGAAGCATCTATATTAAGTGCCCCCGTCCCGTGAGTTAAAACATTATCTATTGTTGAACCTCGGAATGGCTTACGAGCCATCACTATGGGTTCGTGACTTGGTTTCAGTGCCGTCTTCCAACCTGCCCATTGTTTGGCTTGTGGTGATGTTGGGATAACTTCTGCTTTCTTATCTGTATATTCTTTTTCCATCGATGGATTCATTCTAACATTTGCCCCACCTAAACCAAAAGCATTTAGACCATCTTGTGGTTTAGACTTTTCTACACCTTGTCTCTTTTGTATTGCTTTACCTATGTCTTGTGCTTTGGGAAAGCCTGAAGCATACAACCACATCAGTTGGTCTCTTATTTCAAAGCCTACACCTTCAATATTTGTGGCTAGATTGTGATATGTTCTTGCGGCTGAAAAAGCCAGCAAGTATCCACCTGGCTTCAATACTCTCAAGCATTGTTCCCAAGTTTCCACAGCACCAGTATTTGAGTCCCAGTCTTTGCCTAAAAACTCTATACCATATGGTGGATCTGTTATTATTGCGTCTATTGTGTTGTCTGAAATTGTTTTGAGGTGGGTAATATTGTTGTTGTTTACGATCGTATAACTCATTTGTTTCTCCTGTAGCAGTTATCGTTTTATTATATTATACTATTTCTTGTCTTTGTTGTCAACAGGATCATCTGACCATGGTAAAGGTTGTTGATCACCACTATCTACGGGTTGATCTGATTGTCCAAGCATATTCTTACCAAGCCAAATAAGCATACTAACATTGCCTTTCAATGCTACATCTATTTGTGCCCGTCTTAACTGCTGTTTTGTTGAGTTGTATCCCTTTTGTATTAGATCACGAAAGTTGTATTTTAGTGTTTCTCTAGGTAGTTCAAACCAGTCTGCTATTTCTTGATATGAACAGTATAAACAAGCTAATTTATACACTTCATCTGGTGGAATAACCTTTTTAT